TGCCAACTAATGAACTGTTCACGCTACCGGCAACATCTAGTTTGTAACTAGGCGAACTCGTGCCAATCCCCACATTCCCGCTGGAGTCGATGCGCATGCGCTCGGTAGCAGCAACACCACCCGTTCCTGTACCAAAAGCTAAATATGCAGTAGAGCCGCTAGGGTTATATGCTTCAATGTACTGACCGTTTTCAACAAGTTGGTTTCCGAAGTAGAGTCTTTGAAACCCAGAACTTCGCGACAGAATGCTTAAGTTTGCATTGCCGTTAGTTGTATTGTTTTTTGAAAAAATGCCAGTCGTATCTGCGCTAATACCACCAGTTGGCGCTACATAGGATTGACTTGCGTGCAGCAATGCGGCAGGGGTGGTAATGCCAATCCCCACATTCCCCGCAAAGTAGTTCGCCGCCGTACCCGACGCATAAATGTTCCACTTGTTCGCGCCGGAGGAAACCAGCGATGTGATGCCGTAGTTGTTCGTGCCTTCAGTTTGGTCAGCAACCCACACGCCATGCTGATTGGTGATTGTGGAGCCAACGCCTTTTATGGCATTAATGGCTTGAAACCCGCGAACTATTCCAACAGTGAAGGCGTTTGCCGAGGTTGTCGGAACAGAGGTGAATGCGTTTATCGAAACGGTAGCCGTTGCAGGCCCGGTTACTTCGCTAACTGCGCCGTAAATGTTTGTGCCTGTTAGCTCGGAGTTTTTGATATGCGCGCCGTATTGCGCTGGAAAGCTGTTTGTGCCACCCACCCCCATAGTCCCATTCACCGTCACGGTGTCGGTCGATGCATCGCCAAGCGTAGTGTTGCCGGTGACAACCAGCGTTGTCGTATTGGCAGTCGTGACATTAGCCGTTGTAACAGTGACGTTGGTTAGCGTCACATTGCCACTGGTGACGGTGACATTTGCCAACGTCATGTTGTTCAACGTGCTAACCGTGTTGCCTAGCTGTATCGCCGTATTGCCAAGCGTAATCGTGGTTGCAAAGTTAGCATCCAGTTGCGATAACGGTATCGTTGCCGTTGCATTTGCAAATGTATTAGGTACTGGCATTTAGAACCTCGCTCTCAATTCATGCTCAAACTCGAAGCCGTTAATCGTAAATGGCGTCACACCGCCTTCTAAGGTGATGCCCAAATACTTACCAAACATCTTGGCATCTTTCTTGTACAAATAGTAACCGCCACCCGAACTGTTTGCCGCAGCCCATCCGATCAACAAGGATGCGTTGTTGCTCCAAGAAATAGGATTGCCAACATTATTCAGCCAAATGATCGCATTGGAAAACTCAATGGCTGGCGATTGCTGATTTTCTGAATCTACATAAGCATCAAAAATAATTGGCTCACTGCCTAGTGTTGCTTCAATGCCAATCTTTAATGCCTGCTTGTCACGAATAGGATCACCCATCGGCAACAAAGCAGTTTCCAAAATCATATCTACCGGATTTAAGGCATCCTCGTAGAACTGATACAAGTCTTGTCCGCTAGTGCCATACAGGTTTAAGAATCCATCTTTGAACGCTGGCACAACAAAGTAGCAATCCGTTAATTGATTGGTAAAGAACCACTTACGCTCAAAGAATGCTGCTTGTATCCAACGCTCAGTGCCATCATCATCAAACTTAAAGTTGAATACGGCGCACAGAATGTTATTGATTAAGCACTGTCCACCGCTAATGAACTCATCAAAATTGATTAGCGGGAACACGCCATCCAACGGATCGCTGATCTTGGTCGTGGTTGCACCCACCAACGCATAGACCCCGTACTCGTTCATAAACAACACGGAACGGAAGTAAGGGAAGATAGCGTGTTTTAGCTTGGAACCAACTGAGGCAGATACGTTGGTATTGGTAAACAACGTCGTACCAAGTGTCGCATCCACCCGAACATCCGAGAAGACGTTGATACTGTCTTCGCCAAACACATATAAGAAGTTGTTGGCAGAAAGAATGCGCGTAATGGATGTCCGCAGCGTCGAGTCACTTAACGTAATAAAGCCAGCCGTTAAGTTAATAAAATCATTGTAGGTATCGGTTGCCGTGTAATACACGGTACGATCCTGCGCAATCCAAGTACGGCCTGAGAAAGTGGCAATATCAGATCCACTCTGATTCAGAATCGTGCAAGTGACATTGGCATTGGTGCCTGCGCCAGTAATAGTGACTGTTGGCGCGGTGGTATAACCTGTGCCAGCTTCCGTCACAATCACTTCCGATACCGCATTGGCAACAACAACCACCGTACCTGTTGCCTGCACACCATTGGCTTCATTGGGTGCGCCAAAGGTCACAGTGGTATTGGATGTCAGATAGCCGCTACCGCCGTTGTTGATCGTAACGGTATTGATGCTGCCAATGGAATGCAAATTGGTGCCATCCCAAGTCTTGTAGCCTTTGACCGGATCAATAATTAGCGCACGCTCATTGCGCCACTGCGTGATCATTACATCGGCATTGGAAAAGGTATTTGCCGGAGCAATGTTTCCTTGAGCGCCTGTCGTAATGTTGACATACTGTGCCGATCCATCGTCTTGGAACGCCAGCACATACTCATTGTTGCTAATGTTGACAGAGCCTTGGAACGAAACATTCGCAGTAAATGCAACATTCGCAAGCTGCTGATTGCCGGGTGTAATCTTGAGGTTGCCGTAGCCAATGGGCTGGATGTTTTCCAACCAGCTAAACTCGCCATCACCAATCACCGTGCGGTTATTCTTGGTGTTAAGACCTTTGAAGTCTTTGACTACGGCGTAATTTTTTTTCTGCTCTGCCGCAGCCATATCAATACCCCGCTGTGTAAGGTGTCGGCAGCCTGCGAGTAAAGGTAGTGTTCAGAGCTTCCATAACGTGCTTGCTGTACTCTTGCTTGAAGATTTCAGCTTCACCGTAGGACTGCTCTTGGTATTTTGCTATGTAAGCGGCATAGAACGGCACCGCTTCAGTAAATGGATTAGGTAATACTTCGACATCAGCGCCGTTAGTCATTGGATCAACCAAGACAACGGTATCAATCTCCATTTGGTATTCCTGATCAGGCTTGGGGCCAATAAAAATCTTCTTTGGCCCGTACATGGAAAAGCCTACCGGACGCCCATTGTAGTTTTGCCAATAGCGCAACTGAGCATTAAAGTCAGTCCAAGGGAGGTAATACAGCGGAATGCGTGAGTTTCCCCAATAGAGGATCACATTCAGCACATCCACCGTGTTGACGCCTTCCGGCAAGTCAGAGAAGTCGATGGTTTCTACGTTATACGGTACGGTGTGATTCTGCAAAACGCGATTGCACCCTGTGTCTCGGACAAGGGTGTTACGCCCATCGTTTATGTAGTCCGTTAGCTCTGCATCTGTCCAGAAGTTCGCATTAACGTCATGTAATAAACGCCGGGTTTGCGTAATGTAACCAGCAAGCGTATCTGCCATTTTTAACCATCAAGGTTTGCAACTTTCGCCGCACCCTTTGCCTTGGGCATTGGGGCGGCTACTCGTTCCACCACTGGGGCTGACAAGTGGACGGGCTTTACAGACTCTTTCGAAAAAGAAAACAAGGCCAGCTTTTCCATTGCTTCGTCAAACTGGTTACTCATTTTCATCCAACCAAGTCTTACAAGATACGGCTCTTTATTGTCATCGCCATAACCAAAGATATGCTTTGCTGCAATTTCAGGAATCTCAATCTCTTTCCCCGGCTCGAAGTGGTAAACAGTACCATCCAGACCGTCAGAAAAAGGCTCAGAACCATTATTGCGAACAAAGATCGTGGTCATAGCGAGACAATATCTCCATACAAGGCAACATCGCAAGTAACTGCGGCGTTGACTGAACAATTAACATAAAGCACACGGGCAGTTTGAACGTCAGTGTTTGCAGCGGAAGCCAATGTCAGGTCATCAAACTTAGTTGAGCCAGTTGCGGCACTCAAAGTCTGATCGGCTGCGATTGCAGTGCCTCCACCGCTTGCGGCGGTGAAGACACCCACATTGGCACCACTTGCGTTACCACTGAAGTTAGACAAAACTATCCGACGCACAATGTACTTAGTTGCCGCTTGCGCAACCAAAGTCGTGACATCACCTGTGGCAGCTAGGCTTACGCCTGTTTGCTCTGCCAGTCGGTAATTGCCAAACGAATCTGGATACGAACGGCCTACTGCATTTGCGTCCATAGCTCCCCCTTATGCGTAGGTTTCGCCAGCAGCTTGACCGCCGTTGATGTCCAATAGGGTCACTGTTGCATTGCCAGAAGAATTCTTGGCATACACATTGACACCATCGGAAATCACGACACCGCCAGTATTAGCAGCCATGACAGTCGAGTTTGCGGAACCATCGTAAGCCAGCACGGTCACGTTAGCCGATGGGAACATCACATAGATGCCAGCGGGGATAACGGTGCCATTGCCAGTCGATACGGCGGTGACGGTAACAGTCTGGAAATAGGCACCCGGAGTATTGCTCTGAGCGCCAGCCAGAATGATTTTATTAGTAGCAAGAGACATGATTTCCTCCTTACAGGCTCAAAGAGTTGTAGCCCGTAATCTTCGTCATGGCTTTCGGCTTGGTGTTTACCAATTCTGCAATCATCAGAACTGCACCAACGTAGCCAATCTGGAAGTTCGGAAGCGTGGACTCGAAGCCAGTGAAGGCGAACGATGCCTGCTCATGGATATAGAGCGAGAGATAGTTCGTGTTCAGCAGGTAAAGAGTACCTTCCGGGCAATACGGGTCTGGATAGATTGGCACACCGGCTACCATCAAAGCGCGGAAAGCCGCCTGTGGGCCGTTGGCATCGCCATCAAAGCCCGAGCCGGGAGTGATCATGTAGTTTTCTTGACCTACATAATCTTGCGCCAGCAGCGTCCAAGTACCAAAGCCGCAAACACCAAAGGTCGGTACTTCAGCGCCGTTCTTCACGGTGCCGGAGATGTATTGCAGTACGTTCTGACGGGTCGGGTTGACCGAGCCAGCCGCATACTGCTTCGACTTCCACCAAGTGTTTGAGCTACGGTTGATGTTGCCGTAGGTCGCGGTGCCAGTACCATCGTCAACCGCAGCCGGTAGGCCGATAAATTGCTGGTTGTTGGTGGTATTGGTGTACAGCGCAGTTGCCATCGAATCCATCATGACGTTGGTCGCGTCGT